GCTGCACCAAGCCCGCCCACTCTTGGTCATTGCAGTTTTCACGAACTACTTCAATCAAGGTGTCTTTGAAGGCATCACGGTGCTTGGGCGCAGCGCGCTTATCAAAGGTCGCAAGATGCACAGTCACCTGAGCCAGCTCCTGCTGCTTTAAACGCAGCGCGGTTTTGGCGCGGTGGAACCAGGCAGCATCAAGCGTCTTCTTCTCCGTTTGCCGCCGGATGTCAGTCGTTGCGATCTGAATACGAATGGAAGCAATCTCGCCTTGCAGCGCCGCCATTCGCTCCCGACAGCCCTGCGCAGAGTCCGGCAGGTGAACCGGCTCAAGCGCGTGTTGATGCAATGTGAAGTGTTCGTGCATGCAGTGGGACCTCAGGCTTGGCGCTTCCAGGGCAGTCCGTTGGCAGCAGGCGTTGCTGTAGCAACGGCAGGACGCGCTGGCGGGTTGGCTGGACCAGTGCCGAATGTGGGGGCGTTTGCAGCCTGACCGCTGCGAGGCAGGTAGCGGACCGAGTTGCTCTCGCCATACATGCCCTTCGGGGGGCGCACACGCACATCAGCAATCAATGGAATGAGGTGCAACTGCTCCGAATTGCTGACCTGCAACTTGCCAACGGCACGGCAGATAGATGACAGCGTGCGCTGTGCGATTTGCACAGCATCTGCATTGGCATTGATGAGGTTCAGGCGATCAAAGAGCTTGCGGCCTGCGTACTGCCCCTCAATGACATCCACCTCAAGGTAGAGGTACTGGCCCATGCCGTCTTTGGTTGCACGCATTTCGCTTGCAACAATTTGGGCGAGGTATTTACCGGGTGGCAGGACTTCGTAGCCGCTGCTGGGTTCAACTGAGGATGCGTCGAAAGTTTGTCCGAATGAAGCCATGGTGTTTTCTCCTATTTCAATTTCAGGTGGTTGGGTTGGTGGGGGTGACTGGGTTGGCGATCAACATGGGCTTGATCACATCGGGCATGGCCTGGGCAAAGGACTGCCAGTCCAGTGGCAGGGTCTCAGGAAGGCCATAGCGGTTCTTGGCCAAAAAGGCTGGGCGCTCGGCGGTGTGAATCACCCGCTCGCCCGAGCCCATGGCGCGGTTTACTTTTTTGTTGAAGCCGACATCGGCCTTCACGGTGGAGATGCGGTAGTTGGCAAACAGCACGATGTCGGAGTGCTCTTGCATCAGCGCCGCTGCGCGGGTGTGCAACTTGATGACGTACCGGTCGTAGGGGTCGTGCTCAGGCGAGTCAAAACGCTTGATGTCGGTGTGCGCGATTTGCACAACAGTCATGCCACGGTCGTCACGCAGGGCGTTCAGGCCGTCGATGTACTGACGCCACAGGCTCAAAGCGGCCACGTAGCCTTTGCCATACCCGGCGTCTTCAATCGATCCCCAGCCGTTGTCGCGGCAGGCCTTGCCCCAAACCAAGGGTTCAAGCCAGTCCACGCTGTCGATCACCACGGTTTGGAAGTCATGGTCTTCGGTGTACAGCGAGGCCAGTGACTCAAGGACTTCCTCAAACGTGCGTGCAAGCGGAAAGCTAGCTGCCGGAATTGTTCCCAGACCGTCTTCCGTTTGCACGAACACAGGTTTGCTGGCTTCTGCGGCGAAGGTGGTTTTACCAACGCCTGCAACACCGTGAATCAGAATACGGGGTGGCTTGGGCGTATTGGCGCGGGTGAGTTGTGCAAGTGAAATGGCCATCACACACCCCCACCAAAGTGACTGTCGTTGGCAGCGTCGGGAATTTCTCCGGTCTTGATCTGCTCGAGCTTGTAGCTGGGCTTGCCCGTTTTGAGCGTGCGTGCAGGTTCGAACAGATCGCGGATACCGGGTGGCCAGGCGGTGTACTTGGACTCGGCGACTTTGATTTCGATGCCGACATAATTCTCCGGGTCCTCGCCCCATTTACGCAGCGCTTCCACGGCTTCTTTGAGCTTGACCTGGTTGTATTCAGGGCGCTTAGGCAAATCGGCGACGACCATGTAGCCATCGACCTCAAAGCGCACAGTGCCGGTGGACTTGCCAGCCTCTTGGCGAAGCTGTTGGGCATGACCACCCAAGCGACTGTGCAAGGTGGACTGCAATGCGTTGAGGTACAAAGCGGCAGTGTCTTTGGCAGCAGTGACCTGTTTGATCATCCGGTCAAGGTCTTGCAGCGGGAGCTTGTCGAGCTCGTTCATGTAAAGCTGGCCTATTTCATCCAGCACGTCGGGTTCGGCAGTCATGGGTTCTCTTTCTTTCAGTGGGGCTTGCGGTTGCTGGGAGCCATCTGCGCAATGCGCAGCTGGGTACGGATTTCGGGCGGCTTGAGCGGGGAACTGGAGCGCATGGCCAGGTAGCGGTAGTGGTCCTCCCCCACCTTTTGGCTAAAGAGATGCACCAGGCCAAGCTCGCAGGCGATCCACGCGCGACGGGCGACGGAGTGAATACGGGCGCGGTCCTTGGTGGTCAAGTCGCTGCTGATCTCTGAACGATCACGCAGCAGCAGGCCCTCGTGGTACTGGATGCAGTGGCCGATTTGTGCACTGGCGACCCAGTCACACAAAATGGCTTCTGTGACAGCGACGCCTGGTGAATAGAAAGGGCGTGCACCCCCGAGCGGCTCTGGTGCGACGAGGCCAAGATGGCTGCGCGATATTTCGACAAGTTTTTGTGGCGCTAACAATTTGGGCTCCGAAAGGTGTGAATTGGCCGTGGCGCAGGTATTGCGGCTCGGTTTGCTTGGGGACTTTTTGGCTGGCATAGGTGTTATTACCGCTGGACGCGTTATTTTTCTCAGGCCACTTCGCGCAGACCAAACATGCGCAGGTGCATGCGTAGCTCGTGGACGCGGCGGTAGAAAGATGCGGTGGATAAGCCGGATGCCACGCATGCGCTGGCGATATCCGAGTGATCAGTGAGCAGGTCAAGCAATGCGGACTGCTCGCCATTCATGAAGGCAATGGCCGCTTGCAGGTCATGCATAGCCATGCCGTCAGTGAAGAATTCGTGATCGGGGTCGCGTTTAAAGTTGATCGCGTCGATGCAGTCGTCTGCTGATTTGGTTTTGGACGTGCCCATCTCGGAGTCATTGGCGGCCCCCATCGTCTTGGATGCGGCGTCAAAATCCGTATAAAGCATGCGCTGTTTGATCATCCCGTCGAGCAATTCAACGGCACGGTGTTTTGACACCATGCCCGTGAATGTGCCCGGGCTACCCTTGGCCGGATCAAACTGGTGTCTGTGCTCCAGCAGGTCGAGCATCAGCTCCTGCTGAAAGTCCTCTCGCTCGGCTGGCGATAAGCCGTGGCGAGCGGCCAGTTGATGCGTCCGGACCCTGGCTGCATTAACGGCAGCTTCAAAATACGGATCGTTTGCGCTCTGGCCAAATAAATACCCACTGGGGGTATTGGCGGGCACATTTTTGCGACCTGCGCACGGGGTAGATGTCCGTGCTGTACAACTCTGATTTCCCATGATGACGACTCCTGTTTTGAATGAACAGGGCGATCATGGAGATGATGGGTAACCAAAGAAATACGCTTGCTTGGCATGCCGTGCGGCATGCTTCGGTTCACGTCCGTTTAGCCGCGCTGACTGTACGGTCGTTACCCTTGGCTGGATGTACGTTCAGCTTCGCTGACTGTATGAATTTCAGGCTGCCGCTTTAACCTTTTTATGGGCAGAAATCCACTGCGACACAGTTCGAGGTTCGAAGAAGTAAAGGTCTTGCGTTGCCAACCATGCTGAAAGCTTGATGCCCGCCTTAGCAATACTGAGCTTTTGCAATGACGTGTCTTGATCCCAATGTGCCAATGTTGCGGCCATCGACTTATTTCTATTAGCCTTACTCAGCTCGGCCATTTTTTTGGCATGGTCGGTTTTCTGCTTGGCCTCCTGCTCTTGCAGGGACTTCCACTTAGCTTCATTCGCTTTAAGAACCTTTGCGCTGGTGTGTTTTTCAGCTGCCTGAATCTGCTCAGTAAATCGCTTCTCACGACGCTCAATATCTCTCAAACTTTCAGCTCGACAGATAGCTTCCATCGCCTCAATTGCGCTGGCTGCAGCTCTTGTGTAGTCATACGACTCAAGTTTTTTCCTATCCTTTTTTGTGTAGGTTTTTGACTTGTAGTCATAGCTGTAAGTCACCCTATCGATGGCATCTGCGACTTTCCACAGCGCCATAGTTGCAAAGTATTCAAAAGCTTCTGGATTCTCGGAGCCATCGCCAAATACATCACTCCATCCATCAATACACTCTGTAAGCGCATCAATTTCGGTCGTGTTTTCGGCGGTTGGAAAATCGCGTTCATTTAATCGTTCCTCATTAATTTGAAGATGATTTCCATCCTCATCGCTATCAAAATAGCTCCATTCACCTTCACTTTTAAGCTTCTCAATTTCATCCTCTTTAGCTTGGCTAAAGTACTCATCCACTATCTGAGCAGAAAAGCTGGCCAGATGTCTGATTTGTTCGCTTGTCCGTTTTCGCAATAAGTTACGAGCTCGCCAGACAATTCCTGAATTTTGAGGAAATGGCCAGTACGAAACCTGCCCGGTCAACGGATCGAAATTGTCAAATTGATTCCAATAGCTCATTTAAAACCTCTTTATCTTTTATTTTTTGCGTGAGTCTTTCAGATGGCTACGTACTACGCCTGGCCATCGAAGTCGAGTTGGCCAGTGGTACCAAAACGTGGGTGTAAACGGTCTACCAAGTCACGGAACTGCTCTGGACTTTGCGACAGTTTCAGTAGAGTGACGATGGAACCCATGTGACTTTGTAATTTAGGGTGCCCCACCTCCTGACTTAGATGTTGGTGAAGCCGTGCTTTACGCTCCTCTTTGCTTGCCAGACGCTTTAGTTCTGGCAACAAACCTGGTGCAAGTCGATCGTAAACAACGTTATTGGTCACATGTCCGAGAAAACTAGGTCTCCACGATGGATTACCCACCGGTGGATATGGAATTTTGTAGATGCGGAAAAGTTCGCTGTAATACTCATCCGGGAACGTCTTCAACCATGGCTGGAGCTCTTTGGCGACGAAGGCTTCAAGAATCTTGGCTAGTGCCTGCTTGTCTCGATCCTTCTGATACCCAGTAGCCTCATCAATCAGCGCGACGATGCCAACGCGCGCGAATGCCCGCATCAAAATATCTGCCTGCACTGCATATCGCTGGTCTTGCTCCGTCAAGAGCAAATTGTTGTCACGCGCTGTGAGGATCGCTTCGCAAACTTCTTGCAAAACATGCGCCTCGTAACCATCACTTGGCACGTTGTCACCTTTCGGTGACTTGCCAACGAATTGAATCGGGTTGTCTATGGCGGCTATTAGGGCTGGATCACCATAGGCCTTAATGAGCTTGTGCTCAGCAACCCGAGAAACCCCAGCTCCGCGCCCTTTCATTCCGATGGCTGCAGTCAGGCCCCTACCAGAGATGACCCGACGTCCGTCGTCAAGTACAAAACACGGTAAGTCGATCAGGTTTGTAGCCAATTGACCAGAGTGAGTTGCCTTGGGCAACTTCTTCAATGCAGCCTTTGCTTGGGCAGCTGCACGGGCGTTTTCCTTGCGCTGCTCTGGCGTCATGCTGGCCATCCTGGCCAAGCCGCCGAGCGCGCGTCCGGTGGTGTTTTCTTCTTGCATCATTACTCCTTGGTGGTTGATGAGCAGCATCATATCACATTGCTAGTAAACAACCAGCATTATTACTGTTGCTCGGAAATAAATTTGTGATGTGTTCTGACTGGACTTGAGGACTGGGTGTCGTTTACATGGCGCAAATCGGCTTTTTGATGGCCAGAACGGGCACTGCCCTGAGAAAAAAACCCCCTGCGGCGGTATGAACCTACATGACCGCCCCAAATCGCACCCCACCACCAACCCCTCGCGCCGAGCCAAGCCCGATGGCCGTCATCGGCGCAATCCTGGCCCAGGGCGCTATTCGCCTTCTGGACCGCCAAAAACGCGAAGCTCAACTTGCTAACCGTACCGAAGAGAGCGTTCATGCAGGTGTTTTGACTACCAAGGACAACACCCATGAATGACTCACTTGTTGCACGCGTTGCAGCCCTTAAAACCTCG